CAAACCTATTGACTAATGAAATCATTTAATCAATTTATCACAGAACTCAATAAGTTTGAGTTAGCAATGAAAACAGGTAAACTTGGACTTAAATCTCTGAAAAGAATTCAAGGAAAAGTTAATAAAGGAATTCTTCCTTTTGCTCATTTTAAGATTGGAAATAAAAGAAAAGTTCCAGTAGACACAATACAAAAATTGAGAATGAGACCTGAAAATCCACTTGGGCAGACATTTACTTCAGTTAAGAGATCTTCTGAAAATAGTTTAGCTGGTGCAATTACTACGGGTAAAACATCACCAAATACAAAGTTTAGACATGAAAAGTTAAGAGGATTGAGTAAAGCGAAGGTAAAAGAAAAAGATGCAGTTGCACAAGTCAGAAAACTAGTAGATGATAGACCTAAAGATCAAGATAGTATAATGAAAAAACTTAAAAATACTGGAGATCAAAATAGATTAATCAATAAGTATGATGATATCAACGTTAAACCTTATTATTCACCATATGATAGTTCTATAAGACCAATACGTAGATATTCCGATAACTTTACAAAAATGTCAACAAACCCCGATTCATACTACAAATTTGGTGGACAACCAACAACAGCAAATATTAAAAAGGGAAGTATTCCTACACCAAAGAAGAAGAAATAATTATGAAAACTTATAGTCAGTTTATTACTGAAGCAAGAGAACTTGATGAAAGTAAAGGTAAACTTGCTAAAATAGCATTTAAAAGTATTAAAAAGTTAGGTAAGAAATTATTTAAGAAAGTACCGAAAAGATCAATTGATCCATATTTTGCTCAAAAAGCAGTAGAGCGAGGAACAATGGTTCGTGGTTTTCATGGACAGTCTGCAAAAAATATAGCAAAATATAAAAAGACAGGTGTAACTCCCGCAGTATCAGGTGTGAATATGGATGTTATGAAGCAATATAAGAACAATCCAGCAACTCTAGATTGGATAAAAAAATCTGGATGGAAACCAAAAAGTAATCAGGCAAGATCAGGTGTAGATGCATATTTTGCAACTGGTACTAAAGAAGGAAAGAGACAAGCGGGTATATATGCAAAAAGAGGTGCTAGATTTGAGAATGAAAGATTAAAAAATGTATTAAATCCTTTTAAGAAAAAAGATAAAGGTGAGGTCATGGATGTAGTAGTGAATAAAAAATCTATTAGAAAAGGATGGAAAGATTTAAGAAATGCTGGAACTGAAACAGAGAGAATTGCTAAAGCAAAAGATATAATTCCAGTGGTTCCTGGTCCTTCATCAAAGGTTGGTAAATACAGATTGGTACAACAACTTAAAAAGGATAGATTAAACAAACCTAAATAGTCAATAAAAGTTTAGAGTAATGATCACATTAATTAAAGGTACTGAGGCAGCATGTGGTACAAATGCTGCAGGTGCATCCACCTTTGGTAGTGCTACAGCAGTCCGTCTCGTTAATAATAGTGGAACTGCAAGATTAGTAACTGTTATTGATGAAGTTGGTGGATCTACAACAATTGGAACTTTTACATTACCAGGTAATGCTGTAGAAGTTGTAGAGAAAAAATCAACTGAAGCAATCTTTGCTGCAAACGCTGCTGTATTGGGTGCAAAAGTAGGATACACAGTATAAGTTCATAATTTAATTTTATATCATGAGTGAAGTTTATCTTGGTAATCCCAATTTAAAAAAAGCAAATACTCCTATTGAATTTACACAGGAGAATATTGTTGAATTTTTAAAATGTAAAGAAGATCCAGTATATTTTGCAAACAAACATATTAAAATTGTTTCTCTTGATGAAGGATTAGTTCCATTTCGGATGTATCCTTTTCAGAAAAAATTAATTAGCAATTTCCATGAAAACCGTTTTAACATCTGTAAGATGCCTCGGCAGACGGGTAAATCCACTACAGTTGTATCTTATCTCTTACATTACGCAGTTTTTAATGATAATATCAATATTGCTATATTGGCGAACAAGGCATCAACTGCCAGAGATTTATTAGGTAGACTTCAATTAGCATATGAAAATTTACCAAGATGGATGCAGCAAGGAATTATATCTTGGAACAAAGGTTCATTAGAATTAGAGAACGGGTCAAAAATATCTGCAAACTCAACATCATCATCTGCAGTTCGGGGTGGATCTTATAACGTCATATTCTTAGACGAATTTGCATTCATTCCAAATCATATTGCAGATGATTTCTTTGCATCTGTATATCCTACTATTTCATCTGGTCAAAAAACAAAAGTTATAATTGTATCTACACCACGAGGTATGAATCACTTCTACCGTATGTGGCATGATGCTGAAAGAAATAAAAATGGATATATTCCAACTGAAGTTCATTGGTCTGAAGTACCAGGTCGTGATGAAGCATGGAAAGAATCAACTATTGCAAATACATCAGAGCAGCAATTTAAGGTTGAGTTTGAATGTGAGTTCTTAGGTTCTGTTAATACTCTTATTAATCCTGCAAAATTAAAAAATTTAGTATATGAGAATCCAATACAAAAAAATGCTGGTTTGGATGTGTATGAAGTTCCAAGAAAAAATCATAATTATTTGATTACAGTTGACGTTGCTCGTGGTTTAGGAAATGATTATTCTGCGTTTATAGTTTTTGATATTACCAACTTCCCATATAAAGCAGTAGCAAAATATCGAAATAATGAAATTAAACCAATGTTATTTCCAAGTATTATTGATGATATTGGTAAAGCATATAATAAAGCATTTATATTATGTGAGGTAAATGATATTGGAGATCAAGTTGCATCTATTTTAAACTACGATTTAGAATATGATAATTTATTGATGTGCTCTCAAAGAGGTAGAGCAGGTCAAGTCGTTGGTGCTGGATTTAGTGGTAAGAGGTCACAGTTAGGAGTTAGAACAACTCAAGCAGTTAAGAAACTTGGTTGTTCAAATCTTAAAACACTTTTAGAGGATGATAAAGTACAAATTATTGATTATGATATTATATCTGAATTAACTACTTTTTCTCAGAAACATAATTCTTTTGAAGCAGAAGAGGGATGTAATGATGACTTAGCAATGTGTTTAGTTATATTTGCTTGGTTAGTTGCACAGGATTATTTCAAGGAAATGACTGATAATGATGTAAGAAAGAGAATATATGAAGAACAGAAAAATCAAATTGAACAAGATATGGCACCATTTGGTTTTATGTCTGATGGATTAGAAGATGATTCATTTGTAGATAAAGATGGTGATTTATGGAAAGTTGATGAGTATGGTGACAGATCTTATATGTGGGATTATATGTAATGTTTATTATACCCGAATACACCTGTAAACATCCTATATTTCCTCATCATAATACGGTTGATCTAATGTATGACGCATTAAATAATGGGTGTGATAGATATGATTGGTATGCTTACCTTGATTTTATAAGCGAAACCCAATATGACTTTGGAGGAGGATGATGGATACTAAGCATAAAGTTATAAACCTTATAAGGGTTGTAATCTTATTTCAATTAGGAATAGTAGGAGCAACTATATTTGGTTGCTTTCTTCCTGGAATAAACAAGTGTGATTCTGATACTAAACAACATATTGCCAACATGATGACTGTTATAACTACTTCTACATTCGCCTTATACGCTGCAGAAAAATGATGGACTTGACTGCGAGTAATGTAATTGAATCTTTGTCTGAGATTGCTCCTTATATTGAAGCAGATGGAGGATTTGTAGAATTTGTAGAGATAGAAGAAGATACAAAATTTGTAAAAGTTAGATTAGGTGGTGCTTGTACAAGTTGTGCAATGAGTGCTATGACTCTTAAACAAGGTATAGAAAATAAAATATTACAAGATATTCCAGAATGTAATGGTGTTATTCAAGTCCTATGATGGATTTTGATGAACAAATGGAGGTTAGTCATTTCGTTCTTACAGAACGTAAATGTCGTGTTTGTGGTAAAATTAAAGATTTAATAGATGGTTTCTACCTTATAAGAAAGAATAAAAGTATTCAATCTTCTTATTCATATGAATGTAAAAGTTGTACAATATCAAGAGTAAAGAAAACAAAAAAGAAGATAAGTAACAAATGGGAATATCCTGATTGGTAGTTCATGCACTGTTTCCCCGATGAAAAAGGGCATTTTAATAAATAATTCAAGAAAAATATTTCTGAGAACGGAGAATAACAGATGGCTTTAAATTTAGCCTCTCCTGGTATCCTAGTTAGAGAAGTTGACCTAACCATTGGTAGAGTAGACGCAACAAGCGGCTCTATAGGTGCATTAGTCGCTCCATTTACTAAAGGACCTGTGGAAGACCCACAACTCATAGAGAGTGAGGAGGATCTATTACAAACTTTTGGGCAACCTTATTCAGTAGATAATCACTACGAATATTGGATGGTCGCATCTTCTTACTTAGCATATGGTGGAACACTTCAAGTTATTCGTGCTGACGATTACAACACGTTAACTGGAGTTGGTCTTAAAAATGCTTTTGTAGGTGCTGCTTCTTCAATAAGAATTAAGAGTGATACTCATTATAATCAATTGGGTTATGATGATAATACAATCACAGGTGTAACAGTCGCATCAAAAACACCTGGTACATACGCAAACGGAATCCGTGTTGCAATCATTGATGCAAAAGCAGACCAAGTATTAACAGTATCTGGTATCAGTACAGTTGGATTGGGTATAACACAATCTGCTGCTGGAAGAATTCTTGCTGGTGCTGGAGGAACAAGTGTTCTTGATGGATACATTAAGGGTGTTGTTACTGAAGTTGGTACTGGAACTGTAAGTGTAAAAACACTTGCTCATGTTTCTGCTGCTGGTACAGTCACAAATGTAAATTACCAAAACGGTGGAGTTTATAACTTCGCAACTGGTAATATATCAGCGAGTGCTGCTGGAACAAACGTTGGTGGAACACCACAAAACGTCACAGCAGTAGTTGACTGGTTTGAAAGACAAGATATTGTACTAACAAGCACAGATTCACAAGGTAATCCACTTAAATTAGAGTGGGATGCAATCGCAGACAGACCTAGCACTTCAACTTATGCAGCTGCTAGAGGTGGACGTTTTGATGAACTTCATGTTGTTGTGATTGACGACAAAGGAACAATTACAGGTAATGCTGGAACAATCCTTGAAAAACATCTAAACCTTTCAAAAGCAAAAGATGCCGAATACTCAGTAGGTTCAACTGCATACTGGAGAAAGTATCTTTCAACTAATTCACAGTATATCTACGGTGGTAGTGCTCCTGCAGGAATCACAACTAGTGGATTTACCGCTGGAACTGCAACTGCAATTGGTAACTTAGATGCAGATAGTGGTTGGGACCAAGATGCAGCAGATGTTAACTTCGGTGTATCTGGTGTATTCACAGCATCTCTTGGAGGTGGAACTAACTACGGAGATAAGACTGACTATACAACAGTCGGTGCTTTAACATC